CTACGATAACCGTGCATTCAACATCGCTACTTGTTCGTCGTTCATGTCATCAATCCACATACCGTAAATTTCATACACCATCTGCGCAGTTTCATGCCCCATTTGGCTGGCGATAAATGCCGGGTTCGCTCCTGCCGTCAACAGCCAGCAGGCAAAAGTATGTCGCGTATGGTACGGATTACGGCGGCGAATACCAGCACGTTTTACTGCCGCATTCCACCTTGCCCCTAAACTGCTTACCGAGTAATAAGGTTTCTGTTTTCCTTTACTCATCCTGGGCATGAACCTGTTCAGACTTCCGCAATACCATTAACAGGTTCTGGATATAGCTGTTTTCCTGTTCCATTTCGAGAACGGTAATATGCCTGCGTTGAGCGCGGGTGGCGTGATGCAAATATTTTTTGTCTGTGGCAGCGTAAGTAAAAATGTGCAACACGCGCTGGGGGAACGGCAGGGTGGCGACGGAAACTTCGCAGTCCTGACATTCGTCGTTGTCACTGGTGTCTGTCCCGCTTTCTTCGGTGCCAGCGTCGTCGGCGCATTCCTCCGTTTTTTCGTCGTGGGCGTCAGTAGCGGGCGTGCCGGGGATGAGCATAAATGTTTTGCCATCTTCGCCGCCCAGCTCATATTTCTGACAGAAGGTGGTATCAAAACTTCCCTCCGGCGGAAGTTCGTTAACAGCGGGGGAATTAACGCGAACCGGTTTTGCAAAATCTGTCGGTTCGAATCCGGCGTCAAGCATTGATACGGCAAGGCGTGCTGTGGCAGCGGCTTCGCTGCTTTCAGTTTTCCACCAGAAAGCAAAAGGGAAGCCGAGACGTTTCCGGGCGCTTTCATTTTTAACCTTAATATAATATGAGTATTCTGTTTTATTGTCGCTCATTATCATTACCCTTATTACAAATCATACTTAATGAAGACTTTCATTTTTCATTGAGCAGAATGCGTTCGTGACGAGCTCTTTACACTCCATCAGTTTCAACAATGAAATAAAATTTTCGGGAGGAGCTTCGTTCATTTTTAACAGCATTATTGCGGCTGTTATTGACCTGTCATATGCGCCTGTTTCACTGTCTGTATATGCAACAAGAGTTCTGGAAACACTTTCATCGTCACAGTCCCGGGCATAAGAAACAACACAGGGCATATTGTTTTCGATACATAACGTACGAATTTTTCCTGAAAGCTGGCGGAGCTCTGCAATTACTGATTCAGGTACATTTTTCATATAGATTCCTTTTTTCAGGTTGAGTGAATTCCTGCCATTGCAGGCATATTTAAAAACAGGATGGTTTAAACGATTACTGTTCTGTTACCATGATTCAGCTTTGGCAGGCAGACCATTTCTGTTCAGCCAGACTTTTACCATGCAATCGGTAATACATCTTTGCGTTGTTAAATCACGGATATATAAACGGCGTTTTTTAATGTTATTCGCTGAGGCGATATAAGTACGACCATCATGGATAACATAATCTCCCGGCGTAATACACTGACGCGGTATTTCATCCGTTCCGAAGTGATGAGCAATCATAGCCCCTCCATTTCTGGTAAATAAATTTTGTGGTGCGGTGCCTGGTGCCTCCAGGTGACATTAACCAGTTAACAATTAATGCCGACTTAAACCACCCATACTGATTCAGGGAGTTTTAACTGTGCCGCGTGCGCTTAGCCGCATTCACCGCATCACAAAATTCACTTTAAAAAGGGCGGACATCAGAAAGGACTAAGAAAAACTGATGCCGCCAAGTACTACACACAGCATTATTGTCGCAGTGGCAACTACAACCGGAGGCGCACTTCCACTATTTGGATTTACAGACAAGACCGACTCAGAAAACATCAGAAATGCGCCTTCGTGTTGTGCCCGGCTTTATTTAACCACCTCCGGGCTTCGGTGGTCTCGGCTATACCCCTACAGCGAGAACCTGTGTTAACATTTCAATACCCTTACAGTTGAGAGTTATTGATATGTCAGAAACCGCTCTGGTTATCGTAAAATTCCTAATTGGTAAATCCGTCGGACAATTTATGCTCACAGTGGCTTTATTTTTCTTAATTATCATCTTCATTCCTAGAGATATTACGGAGCTTATTGAGGCGCGTAGCGATTTACCATATGCCGTTCAGATTTTTAGTTTTGCTGTGGCTTACCTTATAGTGCTGATCCTCAAAGTCACTGGTTATTTTTTCGTGTCGGCGCTGCCGTTGTGCCAGCGTAGGGGCAGGGCAAAACGCATGTTAAAAACGCTTAATTCATTGAGTACTGAACAGCTGTTTTTACTTGAACCCTTTCTTAAAACTCATTCTCCCACTTTCCGGGCGTCCTGGGATAACCCTGATGCAGATGCTCTGGTTAAGGCAGGTATCGTTCGTCCGGCTGGTTCGTGTATCGACGGTGTTTCTGTGATGTTCAAAATCGAACCCGAGTATGAGTCGTTAATGCTTTCCACCTGGAATCCCTGCACAAAACGGTTCGATATTAGCCGTTAGCTGAAAGCGCCAGCAGAAACTCACTGAAACTGAGTGCTTCTTCTCCTTCGTCAAGGCTTTCAAAGTATTCTTCGTAAGCCTTTTCCATGATTGTGTCGAAATCCATATCACTCACCTGAGTTTCTTTCTAACCAGCGACGTGCGCCTGTTTCAGTTTTAAACGTCCTGCTTCTGGTGTACGTCATGGCGGTGAACGTTCCATCCTGGTTGGGGAACACGCCACACACCAGGGATTCGTTATTGCCGAGGTGGATTTTTTGCAGCTTGTCCATTATCACCCCGGATAATACTGTTCCTGTAGCTCGCATTGAGCCAAAAACATATCCCATCCATTGTCGCGCAATGCTTGGAGAGCTGCGCTAAAGCTGACGTTGCAACTATCCATCAAATACTGAATCACTTCATTCCTTCCCATCTTTCCCTCTCCCCTTAACGCCGGGTGGCGGAACTAAAACCTACAGCGCCGTGCTGTTTCTGAGATTATATTAGCGATATTCATATAGTTGATCAAGATAAATATGCATATATATCATAAATATGATCTATCCTAATGAAAATAAATGTGTTTTATCTGATGCAAGAGGGGGAGGGAGGAGCTTTAGCCAAAAGAAAACCGCCGGGAGAGGCGGTTTGATGTGGTTGGTTCGTCACTGATTTTTTAGGCGCTTTTGTGCAGCGAGCATGTTCTGGAAAGCCTCTTTATATAGCTCATTCTGACCTTTAAGCCGGTCAATGAGTTTTTCTTTCTCAGATTCAGGGAGTATATCAAAAAGGTTTAGTAAATCAGCCTGTTGTCTGCTCACCATTCGCCAGCCACCACCTTCGAAGTTGTCATCGTAAGTACCAGAAGAACGAACGTAGTTCATTAGATCGGCCAAATCCGGTCGTAACTCTTCGGGTTTAACTCTCAATAGAACAGAAAATTTTAAGGCCGCATCAGTGTTGAGAGGTGCCTTACCGTTCAAATAGTGACTGACGGTAGATTGTGTCTCAAAGCCCATAAGATCAGCGGCGATCTCCTGAGTAAGTTTGAGGTCTCGCTTTTTGGCGTCCCAGATGGCGCGTAAGCGCTGGGTAGCTTCTGGTGGAGCTATTTCTTCACGTTTTTTTCTCATGCGCTCATCTTATGAATGTGACTCATAAACTCAAACTGATATAAGTATTGATCATTTAAATTAGTATGGTTAATATTTAGCGAGAATTACTAAGGTGACCTTTATGACGTTAGATGAATATTTGAAAAAAATCGTGTACGACAGTCTTGTTTGGCCACGCTGGCTGGTTGTTCGCAATCGATGATTAGCCTTGTTACTACTGGCCGTAGTCAGTTAAGCCCCGAAAAGGTATTGCGTATCGCAGAGGCTACGAATTTCGAGGTTACACCTCATGAACTCCGGCCTGATAACACTTACGGAGCTGAGGAGGATGACGGGGTTAACCATTTATTCGACCCGCCACTACCTGGACAAGGCAGAACGTTGTGGGGATGTGTACCAGGCGGGCAGAAGAGGGGGGATTTTCCCGTCAGAAGAGGCTTATCGTGCCTGGAAGAAACAGGCGAAAGTGGACGCTGACCTGATTTGGAAGCTGCCTGACGGTGAGGTACGTCGTTACGACAGGCACCACAACGTAATTTGTCGTGAGTGTCGTAAAAGCGAGTACATGCAGCGGGTACTGGCGTTTTATCGGGGAAACTTTCAGGAGGTGCTGTTGTGAGCCAAATTAACAATCGGAACTGCGTGAAGTGAAAGAGAAAGCATAATCCAAATATGAATAATTAAATTTAGTGATGTAAATAAACTTTAATCCTTAACCGGATGGATTCCTGCACGCTCAGAACACCAGGAGACCGCCCGAAAGGGCGGTAGCTCCATTGCTTAATTGTCTAAAATCGTGCTAAATCTTTTTATTACCATTAAGAAAGTTATGACAGTGATAAAAAAGGATGTATAGGCTAAAAAGCTAACGATATATGCGGGTGCGCGAAAATACCATTTCATTAAATCCACTGCATTGTCAGGCAGGAAATATATTATTACTGAAAATATAACCAATACTATTGAAGTTAATATTGCATAAGCGACGTTGTGGCATAACTGCTCATATATGGTTTTGTTAGTGTTTAATGATATCAATTTGTCTCTTGATTTGTTTCCTTCAATTATATCTGATATCTTAGTAATGGTTTTTTGTTTTTGTTCATAAATCATTATTACTGCACTCATTAATAGTGCTGTTGTAATAGCCCCGAAGTTAACGAAGACGGAAGCAATTGCCGGTTTCATTATTCCGTATGTCCAGCACAGAACGAAAGAAAGAGATAGAGGAACTATAAAATGTACGGTAATGTCGCTCATCAACATTGTTCCACGCTGATCTGACATTGTTTTGTAGTGTTTTATTATTACACCCAGCACATTTATTTTATTCATATAATCACCCCTTTATTTCCACAGTGCAGTTCTTCCAATATATCATTGGAAAGGTTTTTTATCGTGTCATGAAGTGCTGTTAGATCAGGTATACCTGTTAATGGGTCGATTTTTAGATCATTATCATCTAACTCTGCTGAAATTCCTTTTTTTAGTATGGTATCATAATTGAAAACGACAGTCCGACTGCCGAGCTGTAAGCTTACTTTTATTGCATCACATTTATCTTCAATAATCTCAATGATGTTTCCTATATTCTTGTTTCTTAAATCCCTGAAACTTCCGAATATGCCATCGTTTGCTTTTATTATTAAGTCTGTCTTGATGTTTGTTTTGTTTTTACCAAAGGAATCAGCAATATCTTCTGGTGCTTTATATCCTTGAGCTTTAATTTGTTTCAATTCAGAATTGAGAATGTATTGAGGGATTTTCTTATGATGTAATGGATTGATTCTTGCTTCTAGTTGAAATTGTTTTTTTAGATATTCAGTGATAGAATCAGAAAGAACACCTCGAGCAGAAATATTATCGCATGAATGGAATGCAATAATTCCTTCTTCAAGATTATCTGGTAGATATATTAAAATATAACGCTCTTTGAGCGTTACATCATAAGCAGTTGTTCTGTAATGGACTTTTTTGAGTTTTACATCTTTTATTTCACTGCTTTCTCCATATTTTCCAACTTTTATATAACCATATATGTATTTTTTTTGTGTTATCAAAGTGAAGTTTAGTATGTTGTTCCAGAGATATTTTAGTTTTTGAAACGCCGAACTCGATGGGGGTGTTTTTATAAAGAGTAAAATAATCAACAAAAAGTTCATATGCCGTTTTTTTATTACTTAAACCTAAGTCATTAAGTTTTTTGCTGGCTCGACTGCCTTTATGGGTCAATACGCGGAATGAATAGAAATTAACGCTGTGCATGAAAAATCCTTTTGAGTATACAGGAATATACTAGAACATAAATGTATGCAATGCATAAAGGAAAAGCTACCGCAGGGCGAATTCACCCACCGATAGCTCTTAAATGATTGTTTTCAAGCGATAATACATAAATTTTGGTCTGTGTAAAGAGGGATGTATCGTCAGGGCAAGGGAGATGTATTAAGGGGTATTGGTAAAATTTGCGTTGGGGATAAAAACGGTTTGCGGGAAAAGGAGAGTTAAGTAGAATTGTTGCGGGTGCTTGAGGCTATCTGCCTCAGGCATGAACACCAAAAGGCAGATAGAGAAAAGCCCCAGTTAACATTACGCGTCCGGCAAGACGCTTAACATTAATCTGAGGCCAATTTCATGCTTTGCACATGTAGGTTAGCCTCTTACGTGCCGAAAGGCAAGGAGAAGCAGGCTATGAAGCAGCAAAAGGCGATGTTAATCGCCCTGATCGTCATCTGTTTAACCGTCATAGTGACGGCACTGGTAACGAGGAAAGACCTCTGCGAGGTACGAATCCGAACCGGCCAGACGGAGGTCGCTGTCTTCACAGCTTACGAACCTGAGGAGTAAGAGACCTGGCGGGGAGAAATCCCCGCCACCTCTGACGTGTCAGGCATCCTCAACGCACCCACACTTAACCCGCTTCGGCGGGTTTTTTGTTACCCGTAAAATAAAAATTCATAAAAATGATCAACTTTCAGATTGGTTGCGCAACAAGTGAAAAATGTCCTTGCTGGTGAACATAAAATAAGCAAATTTATATAATGAAATAAATAGTCGCAGTGTTTATATTTCCCGCCTCAACAGAAATCGCGTTGAAATCGCACCTTTTCATTTTTCCTTAGTTGTCTGGAGGTAACGTGAAAAAACTCAAGGATTTATTAGAGTTAGATGAAGACGGGCTTTATGCAGTACGTGTAAAAAATGGTGAAATCTCATTCTGTACGCTAATTCCTGACGACCATCTGATTCTGTCTGTTGAAGCGTTTATTGATTATCTGATAAGACTGGGTTTCACTGTCAGTTATTAATGTTTTAATATGTTACGGCTGACCTGAACAATCAGCAACCTACAGCGCCACCGGAGAGAACGATGGCGCATCTACAACTTGTTAAACAAACCTCATCAGGGCTTCTGCTCCCGGCAACGCCGGAGAGTGAGGACTTCCTGCGCTCAGTAAAAATCGGTGCGTGGATACACGCCGATTTTAAGCGAGTACGTAACTACGCGTTCCACAAACGTTTTTTCAAGCTCCTTCAGCTTGGTTTCGATTAACTGGACTCCGATCGGCGGGGCGATCCTGCCTCAGGAACAGGAGCTGATTACCGGCTTTGTCGATTTCCTGTGTGAGTCAGCAGCGCAGGGCCACAGTCCCGCACTCAGTGACGCGGCGGAACAGTACCTGCATAAGGTTGCTGTCAACCGAACGCTCGATGTTGCGCTGCTCAAGTCCTTCGACGCTTTCCGCGAGTGGGTAACCATTCAGGCCGGGTTTTATACTGAGCATTATTATCCGGATGGCAGCCGTGGGCGCCGGGCGAAATCCATCGCTTTTGCGAATATGGACGAAACCGAGTTTCAGCAGGTTTATAAGGCCGTACTGAACGTCCTGTGGAACTGGATTCTGTTTCGTAAATTCTCCTCTCCGGAAGAGGTCGAAAATGTCGCAGCGCAACTGCTGGAGTTTGCGTAATGGCGGATTTACGTAAAGCGGCGCGGGGCCTGATGTGTACGGTAAGAATTCCCGGCCATTGCAACCATAATCCTGAAACGTCCGTACTGGCACATTACCGGCTGGCGGGTACGTGCGGAACGGCGACAAAACCAAACGATATGCAGGCAGCAATTGCCTGTAGCTCGTGCCACGATATTGTCGATGGGCGGGTAAAAATCGACGACTTCACGAAAACAGAAATTCGCCTGATGCACGCAGAGGGCGTTTTCCGCACGCAGGAAATCTGGAGAGAGAAAGGCATTTTATGATTTACCCAACAAACACCGGAAAAAGCGGAGAACACCTTCGTCTCAGCACGCTGGAAAGTGTGTGGATTCAGGGGAAATTGCGTATGTGGGGGCGCTGGTCATACATTGGTGGCGGCAAAACAGGGAATATGTTTAACCAGTTGCTGGCGTCCAAAAAACTGACGAAGACGGCCATTAACGATGCTTTGCGCCGTATGAAAAAAGCGGGGCTGGAGAAACCTGAACTGGAAGTGTTCCTGAGAGAGATGATCAACGGAAAGCAAAAAAGCTGGCTGGCACACTGTACGGATACGGAAGCGCTGATTATCGATCGGGTTGTAGGCGAGGTACTGACGGATCATCCGGGGCTGCTTGGTATCCTGAACCAGCGTTACGTGGGGCGGGGGATGAGTAAGAGAAGGATGGCCGAGTTACTAAACGAACAGTACCCAGAGTGGGCGTTGATTACATGCCGACGCCGTGTTGAGCAGTGGTTGAGTATCGCTGAGTTCATTTTGTATTCACCTATGAGAAAAGCGTTCGATTATGCTTAAAAAATCATTTGCAAAATGAGCCACAAACTGCTTCAATTCCAGTACGCTTCGCAAAGCTGTATCGCGAGGCTAATGACAGACATGAACGCATTTTGAAACCCGCCATCGTGCGGGTTTTGTCGTTTCTGCAATACAGAAAAATATTCGCCAGTGTAATCCGGGTTGTTAAACATGGTGCGTTTTAAATATGTTTTATGTACATTAAATTAATGTGAAATGTTTTGATAAAATAAAAATGTAATAATAACTTTACGTTTATTGACACAATGAATTGTTGAAACGCCTGTTCTGACTCGTATTATTTTCATCGGTCCGAAGGGGATGATGGATAACCTTCTTCTGCCCCCGAGGATCAGAGAGCCGGTTTTTTTGTGCATCCTGGAAAATTCACGTGAAGGAACCGGCTCTCAACCAGAGAAGAAGAGGCGTTTTTTTCGATACAACTATCGTAATTACTCCGTTGGTGGTGCTGGCACGTAAAGTGTGGATAGTGCGTTTATGATGAGTGCATGATGTATATCCTGATACAGCATCCGGTTTGTGGGGGCGGAGAAGCCCCGATGGACTCAGTGCCACAATTTTTTATTGCATTCAGATAGCGTACTGTGAATCGGATAAATGAGAATGTCAGTGTGTTGGTAATGCGGGGTTCTCAGTGCGCTATCTGAATGCAGTGAAATCTGCTCTGAGCAGAGCTAAACAGCATTGTCTGCGTTTGATCAATTTGTAGCGGGTCATAGTGGCTGACTAAAGACTCTCCGGGGCATCCCGGCACTGCATTTATTACTAAAAATCTTCATATCACAGAGGCAGAACATACGGAAAATTCTTGTCAATACAACACCTGACACAGCAATATTTTTCGGGAGTCCCCGGCGCCTCAGGTTTTTTATCGCCATCAATAAAACTATAATAATAACTCCATGTTATGATTACCACCTCTCTCTCATGAGGTGGTTTTTTTATTCCCGCAAATTGCAGAAATAAGATGGAGTCATCAGAATATGCCCTGATTGTATTTTGTCTTTTTTGAATTAATGCAAAACATTTGGAATAAATAAACATCTAATGATAAATTTACATTTCTTGACGCGACTGCTTGTTGAAATGAAATTTTTATGATTTATTATTGTCGACAGTTTGGCGGAGGTGACTGGCAGATTTCTCCACTCCGTCGAATAAGAGAGTTGATTCTTTATACCTCCTGAGTCGTCTGATTAAAGAATCATCACTCGATTTGGCATTAAGGTGAAATTAAGATTCCATTGATATAGGTATCGTTCTTACTCTTTGTGGTGCAGGCATATGGATATGGGGTGGTTACATTAATGTTCCTTTAATTTAACCTCCTGATAGTGAATCAGGCACCGCAATTTTTTTACTGCATTCAGATGGCGTACTGCAAAAAAACGGTCATTGCTTGCGCCACTGTCTGATGCTCTTGTAACACATACGGGATTTGTGGTACGCCATCTGAATGCAGTGAAACCCACATAAAGTGGGGCATAAACAGGATATGAGGTGCGTTTATTTTCGTCTGCGGGTCATGGTGACTGACCAACGGCCCTCCGGAGATAATTCCGGCACTGCATTATTTATTGAGGTGTTCCCCAGTGCGGGGGTGACCGGGAAAAATGTTCTGCCGATGGTCACAGACACATACCGGGCTAATATGTGTTTTCGGGAGGCACCCGACACCTCTACTGTTTTTCCAGTCGATAACTATAAAACATGCTTCAGATATTGAGCACCGCCTCCCGTGAGGCGGTTTTTTTTATTCCGGGAAAAAGTTCTTCCCGCCATATAATAAAGTTAACGTTTTCAGACCAGGGTGCGGGAAGTATCCGGGGCGGGAAATAATGAATTAAAAAAGAAGCGCGGCTGTCGGATTTAAGCCGCGGGACAATGTCCGTGATAGATAGTTGAAAAATTTCAGGCTATCCCTTTCGGGAGGTCGCCATTATTTTACTCATAACAAAATAAGACCGGAACCCCGGAAACAACCTTATTTTCCGGTAAGGCTTATTTCATTCCCCGCGCCACGCCCGGCGCACATTCATAACTAACCACGGAGCCTTTCAGGGGTGAGCTTACGGGATGGTCAGTGTGACTTTCTCTGTGGGCTGGTCACCCCCGGGCGCAGGCTCACCCACTAAAAGGAAAAGTCACGATGTTAGGTATTTTCAGAAAGAAAACCCGCAAGGCTATTGTTGAAGTGAAGAAGATGGAGAACCGGGATGCGGTGGAGGCGACCGTCTGGGGCGCATATTCCATTGCATACGCCGATGGCACCTGTGACGCGAAAGAAATTGCAGTGCTGGAGAAAACCATCGCGGCACTTCCTGCCTTTGCGCCGTTCTCCGGCGAGATTGCCCAGATGAGTGCCAATATCCGCGCCCGCTATGAGGCGTCACCGCGTAGCGCGAATGCTCAGGCACTGCGTGAGCTGGCTGACGTGGCAGGAACAGCAGAAGCGGTTGATGTGCTGTGCCTGTACTGGCCTCGTTCCTGTCCCGCCTTGCTGACTACAACGGTAAACCGCTGGATGCGCTGTGTGCAGTGGTGATGTCGGTGCTGTCAGTGAAATTTCTGACCTTCATTCATGACCAGGACATTTCATCGCTGACCGGGGTTTTTTCACGGATGCGGGGAGGAGGGAGTGGTCATGGAAAGTAATCTGACCGGCACACTGAATGCGGGCCTGTGCCTGGTGACAGTGCTGGCCCTTTTTCTCTACCGCCGGAACGGCGCCAGATACAAACCGGGAATAGCCTGGCTGTCGTACCTGCTGATGCTGGGCTATGCGCTGGTTCCGTTCCGTTTTCTGGCCGGACATTACCCGTCTTCATCCTGGCCTGTGGTGCTGATGAACGCGCTGTTCTGCGGGCTGGTGCTGTGGGCGCGGGGTAATGTGTCGAAAATACTTTCACTGCTGAGGCTGCGATGAAACCGAAGGACGAAATTTTTGATGAAATTCTGGGTAAGGAAGGCGGCTACGTCAACCATCCGGACGATAAAGGCGGGCCGACAAAATGGGGTATTACGGAAAAAGTTGCCCGCGCCCACGGATACCGTGGTGATATGCGCAATTTAACCCGTGGACAGGCGCTGGAAATTCTGGAGACCGACTACTGGTACGGTCCCCGCTTTGACCGGGTGGCGAAGGCCTCGCCGGATGTTGCTGCCGAACTGTGTGACACGGGCGTGAACATGGGGCCGTCGGTGGCAGCGAAAATGTTGCAGCGCTGGCTGAACGTGTTCAACCAGGGCGGGAGGCTGTATCCGGATATGGATACGGACGGGCGCATCGGGCCGCGAACCCTTAACGCGTTACGTGTTTATCTGGAAAAGCGCGGTAAGGATGGCGAGCGTGTACTGCTGGTGGCGCTGAACTGCACGCAGGGGGAGCGCTATCTGGAGCTGGCGGAAAAGCGGGAGGCTGACGAGTCGTTTGTCTATGGCTGGATGAAAGAGCGCGTATTGATATGAACCGAAAACACTGGACACACAGAATGCCGCGAATGGCGGCGAAATGGGCACTGGTAGCGATACTGGTGCCTTTTTTACTGGTGGGGTGCGCCAGCCTGGATAAGGCGCGCCAGATATTCGAAGCTGCCGGGCAGAGTCGTAGTGAACGTCTTTTGGGCCTGAAAAGTAAATCCCCAGTTGTTGCTGACAACTGGGGATTTTTATAACAGCATATAAATCGTAAAGGAAATTGTCATATGCCATATTCAAGAACGTGCTGAGGTTGAGAAGTTTTGGAATTTTTTCGGTGGCAAAAATGGGGCAAAATGCTGTAAAAGGGGCAAAAATGGGGCAACAAAAGAGTGGATTATCGTAGCTTATTGTTGTTGCTGATAATGCTTAACGCATTGAAAAATAAATAAAACTATTATGCATCAGATGGTTGTGATTTTTGCCCTTACTTGTTGAGGTTGTATTGCTCTTTCTTTGTATTCTTTTGAATTTCTTGCATTATTTCAGTTCTCTGGTACTAAATGGGGCAAATTGGGGGCAAACTTTGCAATTACGATAACCGCGCATTCAACATCGCTACTTGTTCGTCGTTCATGTCATCAATCCACATACCGTAAATTTCATACACCATCTGCGCAGTTTCATGCCCCATTTGGCTGGCGATAAATGCCGGGTTCGCTCCTGCCGTCAACAGCCAGCAGGCAAAAGCATGTCGCGTATGGTACGGATTACGGCGACGAATGCCAGCACGTTTTTATGGCAAGATACGCAATGGTTCAAAAGCGTCTTTATTCTGTCATCCGTATTACTTAAGATATCATCACGACCCGAAAAATATTGGAACGAAGAGATGT